CCAAGCAATACGGTCCATTAGGTAAGGCTGTAAAGGTTGCTGGTGCTGCTGGTCTGTTGATGACTGCTGCTCAAGCCGCTAACGCCAAAGAAGCCATGCGTAATGTTGGTGAAGCTTTGTTGCCAATTGGTGCTACACCTGTTGAACTGCAACCAGGTACTCTGACTGAAAAGCAAATCAACGCCTTCAAAGAAGCTCAAAAACTCGGTAGCCCATACCGCACAGCTAAATAATCATGACAACAATTGACGCAACCGAAGCTCGCCTAGATTCACACGAGGCCATCTGCGCTTTCCGCTATGACCAAATCAATGCACGTTTGAAGCGTCTTGAGGGTATCTTGATCAAAGCATCTGGGATCATGCTTGTTGGCATGGCTGGTGTGATCTGGGCTTCGCTTGTTCCACATGTAAAGTGATGTGGACCCTATCAGCCTCCTCCTTATGGCGCAGAGTGCTGTCGGTGCTATCCGTGCTGGCTGTCAAATGCTGTCAGAAGGTAAGGCTGAAATCAGCAAGTTTAAGAAGCAGGTTGAAGGTGGCGTTGCTGACGCTAAAGCCATCTACAAAGAGATCACTGGCATCTGGGGATGGATCGCAGGACTATTCTCAGGAAGTAAGCCAACTCAAAAAGTCGTTGTCCCGTCGGCAGCGATTGAAAAGAAACCCACTGAGCCAGCAAGAAAGAAAACGCGCACAGAGGATGCTGAACTTTCTTACGAGGAGTTCCAAGCAAGAGCAGTTCATGACATCTGCGAAAACTTAAAAGTCTACTTTGAGGCTATGCGCCAGCTCAAAGCACACTGCCGGGAACTTGAAGAACAAGCTCTGACAACAGAGAAGGTTGCCGATAGTGCGATTGATCGTATTGAGATGCAATGGCAAATGAATCAACTGTCTGGTCAGTTGAAACAAGCCATGATCTGGGGGACTCCAGAGGAGTTGGGTCTAGGTGCTATGTACCAAGAATTTCTTGCAAAGTATGACGAGATTTTGGAGGAGCAAGAAGCTGCTCGTGAACTAAAAGCAAGAAGAGAACGGAACATCGCATGGCGACAAGAACACCGCAAAGAAATACTGGTAGCCAAAGTGGTGTACGTAGTGGCAGTCCTAGTGGGTCTGCTGGAAGTGATGGGGTTGTATTTCACTCTATGAAGGAATTCTGGTTCTGGGTTGCTATCGTGACTCTCATCATTGCTTGCATCATGGTCTTGTCTTTTCTTTTGATGCACACCAACAAGCAACTCAAACGATCTGACGAACAATTAAGCAAAGCGAATGCACTTGTGCAACGTCTTGAAGAACGTGAAAAGTTAACTCAACTAAAGGAAAAATGATGCTCCCAGTAGTAGCCTCAATCGTGGCAAACCTGATTGATAACGGAATGCACAAAGTTGCTGACCAAGTTATTGAGAAAGGTGTTGATGCCGTACAAGATAAGCTTGGCATGGAATTGAAACCTCAAGGTCAAGCTACTCCTGAATACAACGCCAAACTCCAAGAAGAGGCAAACCGCCATTCTGAGTTCATGGCAGAGCTGGACGAGAAGTCCACACAACGAGCAACGGACATGTATATGGCTGACGAAGGTACTCGCAAGTTTGCACAGAACTACGCTTGGTTCATCACTATCGTGTCTTTCCTGTACTTCTTCATCGTGTCATTCGCACCGATTGACAACCACAACCGCGACTTCATCAACATTATTCTTGGCTTTCTTATTGGTACTGCTGTGAACAGCTTGATCCGATTCTTCTTTGGCTCGTCTAACAAGTCACAGGAAGACACTGACAAGAAGATGAAGGAGCAACAACAATGATGGTTACCCTTGACAACATCATCTCTGCTGGTGTCAAGCCTGAAGTAGCTGCTAAGTGGTTGGCTCCAATCCAAGTAACCTGTGAGAAGTTCCAGATCAACACCAAGGAACGTATTGCTGCCTTCTTGGCTCAGTGCGCTCATGAGTCTGGTGGTTTCACAATGCTTGAAGAGAACCTGAACTACTCTGATGCCACTATGGCTGCTGTGTGGCCCAATCGCTTTGCTGTGATTGACCCAGCTACTAAGAAGCCAAAGAAGGACGAAAAAGGCAAGAACATTCCTAATGCTTTTGCCAAAGCCCTGCATCGCAAGCCTGAAGCTATCGCCAACACCGTGTACGCCAATCGTATGGGCAACGGTCCTATCGAATCATGCGAGGGCTTTTTGTACCGGGGCAGAGGTCTTAAACAGCTCACAGGCAAGGACAATGCGACTAGGTGTGGCGCAGGTATTGGTGCTGACTTTATCGCCAATCCTGACCTGCTTTTAGAGCCTCAGTACGCTGCTCTGTCTGCTGGGTGGTTCTGGTCTGCCAACAAGCTCGATGCCTTTGCTGACAAAGAAGACATTGAAGGCATGACCAAGAAGATCAACGGTGGGCTGATCGGTATTGATGACCGAAAGAAACGCTACAAAGCCTGTCTGGCATCAATGGCGTAACAACGAGGGTGCGTCATCCAAGAAAGAAAAGCCTAGATCTTTTCGATAACTTTGGATGATGCGCTCTTGTTTTTCAATCATCGTGTAGAGGAAGACGACTTCGCTGGTCACATCATGTGAGTCAACGACAGTCCCTTCCTTGTCTCGTTCTAGAAGGACGTATGACCATTCAGTCATTGTGACCCCAGAAGTTGCATAGAGCAATGATGACTGCACCAACAATGATGCAGCTAATGCCAAACAGCGCAACGATTGTTAGTATGTTCTCCATCATTTGACACCTGCCCTTGAGTAGACGTGGAATGTAGTTGGCTCCAAAGAGATCTGCTTTGTCTTGGGTGGCTCACTCATAGCGTGTTCTTTGAATGTCCCATATTCTTGGCGATTGGTTCTTGTGAACGTACCAGCCTTTAGACCATTCATTTTCTGAGCTTCTTCTATACGTACCGTTTTAAGCAACTCAGGCATGTAGGTTTGAACGTACAGGGGGTGGAAGGCATTGATTACTTCTTTAGTCATTTGCGTGCCTCCAGCATTGCGTCTGCGATCTCATAAGCAAGATTTGCAACAACTTTTCTTACTGTCGCAGTATGTGCAATCTCAGGATCATGCCAAAGACTTTGCATTGCTTTTGCAGCAAAGTAGTCGCGTAGTGTCATGCCAGTGTATTGCGTGAAATTGCAATCAAATGGGAAAGCGTAGTTATCTTCTTGACTCATAGCGCTCTCCACTCACGTTCTTGACGACCAGAGTTGGACTTAACTGTCTTGCCTGTCAACACTACCAAACCCATTGATTGCAACTCAGGCAAGCGGCGTGAGACTTGGTTAGGGTTCATGTCCAAAGCCATAGCGATGGAGTCTTTGCCCATAGGACCATGTTCATGCAAGCATTCATGGATGCGTTGCAGATGAATGGGGGCAACCTGTGAGATTGATTGTGCGGCCTCTTGGCTTGTCGTTGGATCAAGCTTACGTGCGCGTGGGAAAAACTTTTCAAGAAGTGACATGGGACACCTTTGTTCTATTCATTATGATATTTACCGAGTGCCAATCTTCATGGCAACGGTTCTGGATTTTCATCTTTGCTTTGTACTGTGGAGTGCAGTCTTCACAGATGGTGCATGACTCTTTTGCCAACCGGGCAAGCTTTAGCCAATCACCGTACTGATCGAAACCGTGGAAACAGTCTGGAGCCATTGGATTTTTATTAGGATTCATTAGGGGAGGGGAGTCAATGAACAAATCTAATTGCACGTTAACTCCCCTGTTTCTTTACATTCCGCAGCCGCACATCTGCTTGCCGTTCATGAGAACAACACAGCGGTATGGTGCATAGGTTGGACAAGAAGCGAACGCAGCAGTAGTTGCGAACAAGACGATTACAGCGAATACTTTTTTCATTTCAATTCCTTTACGTTAGAAGGGGAGGTCTGATCCGTCATCCAAATCTTCGACGGGGAGTGCTTTCCTTGTTGGCTGGCTCACCTGACGAGCCTGTTGCTCTTTAGGTTTAACAGACAACGAGAAGAACTTCTTGCCATCTTTGCTTTCTTTGATCCAACCACTGAGCCAGCAATCAACACCATTGAAGTTGATGGAGCCGCTGTAGTCGGGGTGACTGTCTTGGGTCTTCTTGTCTTTGTTGTTGAAAAGAACACCACGGTTTGTGTTGTCGAACTCTGCCATTTAATTAACCTGCTTTCTTAATTGCACTACGGGTAGTGGAAGTCAGTTGACCCCACAACCACACTTTTTGGTCTGCTTCTAACGCTGCTTCGTCCACCATGTTCTTGGCTTCCTTTGCTTTGCCTTGGCTGACCAATTCCTCGCAAGATGCTGCCATCTCGCTGAGAAACTCTTTTTCATCGTCAGGGATGTCGTTTCCGATGTCGCCTTTCGGAGTGATAACTGGACCATCGCCTTTCTTGCCTGTTGTAGCGTCTAGCGCATCGTGTTCAACGATTTCAAG